ATGAGCGGCAACCTGCACACTTTGGCAACTTGGGCCAGCGCCCTGCTGGCCAAGCTGCAACCGGCCCAGCGTCGCGCCATCAATCACAATGTGGCCATCGACCTGCGCCGCAGGCAGGCGCAGGGCATCAAGGCAACGGCCTGACGCAAATGTTTGCTTGGGCCCGCAAGCGGCAGCCCTGGCGCAAGCTGCTGGTCAACGGCGATCCTATGGAGCTGATCGAGATCGAGAAGATCGTCAGCCCAGATTACGACCTCGACAACATGCGCGACCGGATCCTGTCGGTCGACGAGATCCAAGAGTTGCACGCCATCATCACCAGGATGCATACAGACTACGATGCAGCGCCGAATAAGCGCATCGTGTCTCAGCCACTGGAAGCAACCACCAAGCGCGCGATCTGGATCATGCTGTCGACGTTGTGCCGGGTCGGCGAGACGGCCATGGCGCGCTGGGAGCACGTCGACCTGGCCGCCGGCATCTGGTCCATACCGAAGGAAAACGACAAGGATAACGTGGCCGACCTGACCGTTTACCTGTCAGCGTTCGCACTGGACCAGTTTCAGCAGCTGCACGCGCACACTAGTCACAGCGCCTGGTGCCTCCCGGCCCGGAACAATGAAGCCAACATCGAGGGCAAGTCGATCAGCAAGTAGGTGGGCGACCGCCAGTCTATGTTCAAGAAGAACAAGGATGGCACGCCGCGCGCGCCGTTGAAGAATCGGCGCAGCGACAACACGCTTGTGCTGGCAGGCGGGAAGCATGGCACCTGGACGCCGCACGACCTGCGTCGGACGGGCGCGACGATGATGCAAGCACTGGGAATTTCGCTTGAACTGATTGACCGCTGCCAGAACCATGTGCTGCCGGGCAGCAAGGTGCGCCGGCATTACATGCTGCATGACTATTCGAACGAGAAACGGGCAGCATGGGCAGCGCTGGGAGAAAATTTTAAAGCTCTGATTGCAGGCTAACGCCCTGCCATGAATCCTAAGGAAACATAATCCTTAGAAAAACTATCAATTAGTATACCAATTTCGACTGACGCGGCATAATAGTAGGATAATTCACGCTCCTTGAAACGTGGGAAATTAAAGCTAGTGATTGCAGGACGCCGAAAATATGACCACGCAAAATACTAATAATACTAATACAGAAAAAAATTGGATGGATGCGACGGGTGAAAAATTTCCCCTAACACTTGAATCTGGCTATTGGAAAATTATCGAATCAAATATTTTTCAATGGGCAACTGAAGCATCCTCAAATCCTCTTTGGACAGCTGCCAGTCGAGAATTACCTAAGTGGCAGACTGAATATGTAGCACGAACCAGAGCGCGACTCCTTAGTCAAGTATCTTTACCAGTATTTGTCCCAAAGTCCTGCGAAAGCATTAAAGATAAAATTTCGCGAAAGTTTTTTGCAAAACGTGATGCCACCGATCTTTTCTCAGGCGCCTTCCCTGTTCCGATGCTAGGTGATCTGGTACGCACTCGAATTCGCTGCAATTACATTGACGGTGTAGACTATATTGCAAAAAAACTAATGGATCTAGCAAAGAGCGAAAACATTTCTGCCACTCTTGAGAGGCAGGGGAAAATTGAAGGTTATTACGCTCAACATATTAATATTGAAATTGATGCATTTCTTCGGGTTTCAGGCGCCGCCATTCCCATTAAAGTTAAGGCAGAAATTCAGATAGCGTCAGATATGGCCACAAAAATGTGGGATGCATCTCACGGCCTGTACGAATTAACTCGTGGCAAGTCCTCTGATGCTCAAGAGTGGCAATGGGATCCTAGCGATCCCAGATTTATTGCCAACCAACTGGGGCACATGGTTCATTTAGCAGATGGGCTTTTAGTTCAACTTCGAGACATACAAGCAAGCAAGGAAAAAAAATGAATTTTCAAAAACTAAAATCCATTTCACTTCAATATATAGACGAGGACCATTTCGACGAAATTAAGAATAAAATGGAATCTATTTTTGAACAAGATATACTATTTTGCATCCCTTCCATGGAAATTGGATCAGATACCCCAACTCTAAATTCAATTTTCTTTATATCAAAAGACTACATAGCCGAGAGCCGCCTCACGGGAGATCGAGAGGATCTGAATTATGATGTGGTTAGGTTTGATACAATCTATAATATTCGTTTTTCTTCTTCATTGCGTGAAATTGTAGATGATGGAGTTGTACTAGCTACCATTTGCTCTGCTGAAGTAAAATTACACCACTCCATGTTGCTGCATACAATTTTAAATTTTGTAGGCACAGAAAAAGATCGATCGGATTGGTTAACTACCGTAGGCGGCATATTCAAGCCAAGCGCTCTTGCCATAAGAAAAATCTAGATTGGGGTTGTCAACGATTTTTGAGGACAGCCAGCAACTAAAGCTTCAAGTTCCGCCTCGTATTTCCGGCTGCGTGGCCAATCTCTCGCTAGCGCTAAAACGATCTCGCCATCCGTTGCAGTTGGCTCCAGCTTATCGAATTCGTAGGCCGGCGGCTTTGGCATCGTCTTTACACATGGTGTAAAGACGGGAACTTCGGGGCGCTGCCGCAGCCGGCCAGAACCAATGCAAGCAGCCATTTCACGCACCCCCTCCAGCAGCAGCCTGTCGGCCGGCATAGCCTCGTCGCAGGTCGTGGCGCGCGCTAGCGATCTGCACCAAGGCGGCGTCATACTTCTTGCCCTTGGCAGCGGCCGCCGCCTGCGCCGCATCGCCGCGCTCTTACGCCGCCAAGGTTGCCTTGGCCATACCATCGATGGCGCGGTTTTGCTCGCCGATTGACGCTCGCAATATGGCGCTTCCGCTCTGTTCTTTCGCCAGCGCCGCGCGCGCGGCATCCCGGTCGCTGGCGACCAGCCACCAGCCGGTGCCGGTGGAGCTGGCCACCAGCTTGGCCGTGCTGATATCGGCGGCCAGGCCCTGCACGTGAGCACTATTACCGGCCCCGCCCACAGCTTTTCAGTGCCGGCGAGCGGTACCCGCTGGGAATGGCGATGGGCGCACCGACCAGCGCGCGCACATACTCGAGCAGCGCGGCCAGGCGCGTGAGGTTGGCGACGACGGCCGCCGCCGGCCGCCGCCGGCGTATTGTCGATGCCTTTGCGAGTGGCCACCTGCGAGGCGACCAGCTCGGCCAGGCTGAAATGTGGGTTCAGGCTCACAGGCCACCCCTCACATCCTTGACGACGGCGGCCGCGTCGCGCGCCAGCTCACCGATGTCCTTGTCGCGGCGCTTGTCGAACCAGCGCACTGTGGCGTCCAACAAACACCAGGCAGGCAAGCCGGCGGCCACCATCAGCGGCGCGGCAATGAACAGGAAGCCCAGCGCCGGGTCGCTGCCGTACAGCACGGCGACGGCGCGCGCTGTCGAACAGGCCCGGCATCCAGTTGCGCACGACCACCACCAGGGCCGGGCCCATCAGGGCCGAAAACAAAATAGTGACGAAGAAGCGTACGCCCGCTTCCTTGCCAGTTTTTGGCCACATGAACATGAATCTCAGTGAGGTTACGACAGCGCCGGCAAGAACCGGGATGCCAAAAATTTTTATCAGTGCGCCGCCGGCTGCGGTCGTTTCGATGGCCATGTAATGCCTTTCAGGTGGTAGAAATGAAAAAACCCGCCGAAGCGGGTTTGTGGTGGGATGCTGATTTGCTACACGACCTTGACCATCACATAGGCCCTGCCGTCGGGTTCAATCTAAATCACGCGGCCAACCGCGCGAAAGTACTGCTTCATGCTGAGGTCATCCTCGTGCACGGGAATGCCCTTGATGCCGGCGCCGTCCTGCACGTTGACCGGCACGCGGCCTGCGATGGCGATGCGGTCCACCTTCTGGCGCTCGACTTCCAGCGCCGCGTCGAAGGCGGCCATGGCCTCGGCGTCCTGCAGCACGGCGATGCTGTGGGCGGCCAGCGCGGCAGTGTAGGCGGCCTGCTTTGCGGCCCACGCGTCATCGGTGTCGCCGGGTTCGGCAACCATCTCCTCAAATTCCGGTGGGTCAGTGTGGGGAATTGCCTGCTGCGCAACTAAGAACACCTAACAAAACCTCTGAATATATCGCCAGCAGATGAGTATGCAGGCAAGCGAGAGGAATGCTTGGTGGATATCGGTTCGGCGCTCGTAGCGGATACGCAACCGGCGGAAACGGTGGAGCCAACCGAGTGTGCGTTCGACCACCCAGCGCCATTTACCCAGGCGTTCGCGCGACTCGATGCCGTAGCGGGCTATACGTGGAGCGATGCCACGGCTGCGCAACCAGGCCCGATGGGCACGCGAAGCATATGCCTTGTCGGCGTGCAGTTTGGCCGGACGTTTGCGTGGCCGGCCCGCTAGCCCGGATACGGATGGGACAGTTTCGAGCAGCGGGATCAGCATCCGGGAATCATGTACCTGAGCCCCCGATATGCTCGCCACCAGAGGCAGTCCGCGTTGGTCGACGAGCAGATGGTGCTTGCATCCGAGCTTGCCGCGGTCGGTGGGATTGGGGCCGGTATGCTGTCCGCCGAGGGGGGGATGGCACGCTGGCCGAGTCGACACTGGCGCGTTCCCATTGAATCTGATCGTATTCCCGCAAGTGGTGCAGCATGGCTTCGTGGATGCGTTCCCACACACCAGCCTGTTGCCATGCATGCAGGCGCCGCCAGCAACTCATGCCGCTGCCACAGCCCAATTCACGAGGAAGATATTCCCAGGGCAAGCCTGTCTTGAGGACGAACAGGATACCGGTCAAGGCGGCGCGGTCGTCAATGCGAGGGCGTCCTCCCTTTGGGGAAGGATGATGTACTGGCAGTAAAGGCTGGATCAGCGCCCACAGGTCATCAGGAAGAAGTGCTTTGGCCATGTGATCGGCTCCCAAAAACGATGTCAAGTGAGTTTGACCAGCTTCGGGGCCGTTTGTTTCTATGGGTGAGGTTTTGTTAGGCGTTCTAAGTCTTCGCGACGAACGGGCTGAGCTGGGGCCGCGCCTGTGGGGATGGCTGCAGCCCGGCATCGACGGCCCAGGAAGCACCGCCCACGAACGACGGCGCCATCGATTTGATCGAGAACATAACGGCATCGGCCCACTTGTCGGTGACTTTATTGTCGGCGTTGATACCGACTATTTGGCCAGGTGCGACTACACCACACCCTTCACGCTTAAAAATGTACTCTGCATAGTCGTTGCCGCCGGTATTTACCGTTCCTGCCGCAGACAGCCCTACACGCAGGACGGTTTTGCCATCAACTGATGACTGATGATAATCATGAAGATGCGTAAGCGCCTCGTCATACGCGCGCTGCGCCGCCGCATTGGCTTTCGCCTAGCAGCTCTCACAGGTGCTGCGTTGCACGCGCGCGCCGGCGATCTGGAAGCGATAGTGGTAATTCTTGGCCTTGCCGGTCCGGAATAGGTGGAAGCTCATGCAGCAACCCGCCCGCGATACGATTCCCATTCGAAAATCACCCAATGGCCGCCCTCGCACAGTCGGTCAAAGCTGCGATCGCCCAGGAACGCCTTCAAGCCACTATTACCCTGATTGGTCAGCAGGATGGTCGGCATCAGCGCCCGGTACCGCTTGTCGATGATGTCGAACAGGTTCAGGCGATACCGCGAGGGGTAATGTGAATCCGTAGAACTGTAGGGGTAATTGTAGGGGTAAAAAACTCCAGAAAAGAAAAAGGCCACTCCGAAGAGTGGCCTAATTCCTTGAATCTAATGGTCGGGGCGAGAAGATTCGAACTTCCGACCCCATGCACCCCATGCTCGATGATACTTAGCCGGAACCCGCATGGATGCTACATATAGGGGGTGAGTCGTATAATATACAGTACTTTTCGATGGGTACTCAAACCCGCATGTTTCGGCGTTCTGTCTTCGAAAATTATACATTTTCGCACCTATTTTTTCGCCACTTCCGGCCTCACGAATCCCATGTTCACTTCCGGAAAAATCCGTTGAAGCGGTGTAATGCGAATAGTTAGTTTTCATGCGATTTTCACAGAGAATATGAAAACCGTACCTACACAACTACCTACACTCAGACATCGATACAAGATATCTTGCGTACCCGTCCCAAAACGCAATGGCACCACGCTGGAATATACATGGGTGCAATAGCAGCAGGGCGCCATCGATCAATACGCTGGCCAACTTTCGGCAATGCTCAAACGGAAGAAGCGTAATCGCGCAAGCAGCGACACACGCTAAAGAAAATCCATGGGCACCTAAAAGAATTGGGGTTCCAGGGATCTTACGACAGGGTTACAGCGTTCGCGAGGACATGGAGGGAGGGTCAGATCGACCGGATCAATTCCGCTCGCAAACCAACATTATTTACCCTTGGATTGGGAGTCTGCTTTTTCCCGTCCCAACAAGACACCGAGAGTAAACACAATACCGCCAGCAAACCACATTAAAACGAAGATTGCAACTCGTCCCATCCAACCTATAAAGCCAGTCGCTACACCGTCAGCAGACAGCGCCATAAGCACGGCAAGTATGCCCGATGACACCGTTGCAAATTTGCTTGCGTTGCAGTCATTTAAGACTTTCATTTTAGTAAGCAGGAACCCCAAAACAAACCCTATAACACCAACGATGAGAAGCCAGCCAGCCCCGAACTCTTCGTATCCATCTCGCATATCCCCCCCTGTGATCGTTTGCGCACCGAATTGATCCACTCCGTTTGCCCCTCCCGCCATTGTCTGGCGAACGCCGCGACGTGGACGCGAGGATCAGGTCCGCCATTCAGACACGGGCTGATGCGTTGGAGATCCTGGAAGCGGGCTCCCCATTATGCGACACCAGAAAGCAGTATCAGGCAAGCGTGCTACATCGTAGTGGCTGCCCCATGATGGAACCTTCGATGGCAGTTGGGACAAAGTGCAACAGTGTTCTCTATCGAATCATCACCACCGGCAGCTAGCCGCACCTTATGATGAACTTCCAGGTATGGTGTACCATCTTTGGCGCGCATGAAAGGCGCTTCAGCCAGACATGATTCGCATCGTCCACCAGCTCGTAGTAACCTTTCGGCGACAACATCCGGATTTCTGACAAAGACTGTTGACTGAACAACGATTGAAGTGGGTTTCCTTCCTGCATTTGCGAGACGTCGCAATCGATCTCTTGACGAACCACGCAAAGATCGTTCGACAGCAACGGCGAACTCAGCTTCAACCTCAACAATAGTCTTGGGTCTTTGCATAAGCGCATCGAAATAATTAGCGACCTCTCGCATTAAGTGCATCCGGGTCTTGTAGTGATTTTCATAGTACGCTATATGACCTCGCAGAGCAGTAATGGCATTTACCTTACAATGCTCATCATTCTCTGCGAAAATCTGCTCCATGAAGTAACGCATCGCTGACGCACTCATAGCCCGATAAAACACCCTACCTTCTAACAAGCACTTGTAGTCAACTATGAAATCATTTGCCGTGGTGTCGTTTAGGCCGTGTTCCGAAGAAAGAACTTTCCCTCCATAAGTCGCCTTCATATGACCATCAAACACTTTTTTTGCTACTTGGTAAGCTGCTGACACCTGTTCCTCAGTAATCTTCATCATTTCCCTCCCGATATACCGAGCTGTAATGACCTGAGATATAAGTGAAACTCAGTAGGCCATCTCTAATATTCTGCGATAGGCAACGAACACGCACTTACTTTTTTAACAAAACCCAATCTGCGCTTCATTTTGCCTTTGCTCTGGGCGGAAGTGGATCAGCTACAGCCACCAGGCGTTCTGCTGGATATTGCTGGAACAAATCCGCTTCACTCACAAGTGAGCCATCGAGCCAGCCTTGATACTGGCCCGGGTCGAGGATCATCACCATCCGCTTTTCATCATCCGGTTTGTGGAAACGCTGCATGAGCGGGTATCCATCGGCGTTTATCGTCAGCATCGAGAACGACAGCAGCAAGTCTTGCGGCCGGAATTCCCATATCCCGGCAATGGCGGCCGGCATACCATCGGCGCGCTCGATGCGCCAGCGCACCGGCTTTCCAGTCTCGTAGCAGGGTTCAAAGAAGTTATCGGCAGGGATAATGCAGAACTGTTTGCGTTTCCAGGCATTGCGGAAGGACGGCTTCTGCGCCACGGTTTCGGTACGGGCGTTGTAGGTCTGACGCGCCAGCTTCATATCGGCCCAATGCGGCACCATCCCGAAACATGCCGGCGCGACTTCCAGGTCACCGGGCACGTCGTGCGAGGCGCGAATAATCGGCGCCATGTAGCCAGGCCACGCTTCCGGCGGCAGGTCAAATTGAGGGGAGCGGACAGCAAAATGCTGTTCGATTTGATCGCTACGGCTGGGGGTATAGTCGGCGCACATGCAAATTATTCTACCTGCCTTCCGGCATTGGCGGCGGTTCCGTCCCGACAAAACACAGCCAGGACTGCGCATAGTCGCAAAATTGCATACCTACTTTGCTGCGCTCAAACCCTGACAACACCATGCGCCCATCCCGATACCAGAGCAAATTCACATCGAACAGTGTGTCAACGTAACTCCCACTCCCTTCGTGAGTGAAGCGGGCCAGCTTCACCAAACGGTGCAAGCCTTGATCTGTGGTTTCAACGACTTCCAACTTGCCGGGCTGTGCCGAATTGTAGCGATCATGTAACCGTCGCTTGGGCACCTCCACGCCAGAAAGGCGCATCTTTAACATTTTAACAATCATCGTGACACCTGAATAAAATACTGTATGTACATACAGTATATCAAGAGTTCTTGAGGTCGCAATATCCGACAATGATGCAGAGGCATGAAGATGAATGATGCTCAGAATATGGACACCAATCCATGGGCTAGAACCGCGCCAGGGCGCGGCGCAGCGCGAAAACAACACCGTTCCCACGTTGCAACACCACCCGCACAAAAAAGCGCTTAAAGTGCGTCAAAATGCGTCAAATCGCACGCCCCCTCTTCGCCCCGCCGCGCCAGTCCTCATGCGCCTTCGGCCATGGCGCAAATTTGAGTCAAAAGAGCCCTATATAGCGGGCAGGTGTGGAGGGGGGACAACTGCGCGCGCCGGGCCGAAACGGGCCCTTTTCTTGCTCCAAGAGCAACATCATTCGTCGGGATGTGAAAAAGCCGCCTCGTGGGCGGCTTGTGCGGTGGCTGGGGCGCTCCGGCGCGGCTGGGCTGTCGCGGCCCCGCCCTACCGGCTATCGCGGCGTGGCGGTCATCCTGCGCGGCCGGCGCGTGTCCTCGCCGCCTGTTCCTTGTCGTAGTCGTCGCGGCAGTCCACATCGCAGAACAACCGCGCGGGCGCCAGCGCCTCGTCGCAGTAGTGGCAGCAGCCGTGCGCCACCAGGGCGGGCCGGCCACGCACGGCGGCCAGGCCGCGCGCCACTTCTGCGAAGATGATCTTGTCCGTGTTGTCGATATGGTCGCTCATTGCGCGCCCTCCCCGCCCGTGGCCAGGTCATACGGGGCGAAGCGCACCACTTCCACGCCAGCCCACTCGTTGATCGCCATGAACTGCGCCTGCAGGGGCACCAGTTCATTGCGGGCGAAGACGCGCGCGGCAGGCTCGACGGCGCCGAAGCCGCCGGCATTGTTTGGCAGGATGCCCATCAGTTGGGGAGGCACGCGGTGCGCGGCCAGCTGGTCGTCGCGCGTCACGCTCTTGATGTTGAAAAACTCGTCCTTGGCGGCCACGTCCGACACGGGCAAGATCTGGATGCCGTCCTTCTTGCCATTGGGCGCGTACATGAACAGGTTGCGGAAGTTGCCCGGCCCCTTGCTGTCGCGCATGGCCTGGCGCAGGTTGTCCACGTCCTGCGTGTTCGCCGCGGCGTCCGTCATGTAAAACACGAAACCGGCGTGTGAGCCATTCTTGTAATACTTGCGGCGGAACAGGGTAGCCGCCTCGTTGAGCCAGGCCGATTGCAGGGCGCTCAGGTACTGCGGCACGCCGTACAGCTCCTGGTTCACGTCCGGTTCCATCAGGTGGAACACGCGGCCCTTGTCGAATTCATGCACGGCCTGGTAGCCGTTCACGAAAAAGTAGGTATCCAGATCGACGCCGCGTCGCATGTATTTGGCCAGGGCATGCTGGTACGCCAGCGCCTTGCCGCTGCGGCTGGGTCGGTCTTCCAGGTAGGCATTGCCGAACGTCAGGAAGTCCAGGGCCATGCGTTTGAAGGCGTCGCGCGACAAATACTTGCTGGGAATCAGGGTAGACGCCAGGACGTTGGCCTTGAAGTGGATGGCGCTGCTGTGGTGCACGCCGGCATTGAAGGACTTGGCCAGGCCCGCCAGGTTGACGGGCGGCTCATACCAATGCCCGTTCTTCCAGCATTCGAAACAGTCGAGAATGTCGGCGTGCTCGAGCACGGGCGTGGGGTCGCCGAAGGAAAACGCCTCGATGCCGGCGGCGGCCGGCGCCGTGGACGTGGCCGCTGTTGATGGTGCGCCCTGGGCCTGCTGGCCGTGCGCGCGCAAGTGTCGTGCTTTGCTCAAGAATAAATCTCCATGAAAGATTGGTGGTTGTCGGTGGTGCCTTCGAATGGCTCATGATCGAGGGCGTGCATGCAGGCCCACGCCAGATCGGCGTGACCGGTTTCATCGCTGCGGCCGGCGACATAGGTCACGTGCCGCCCACTGGGGGTGAGGGTTTTGTGGATGGCCATGAAGGACTGCGCGATGTCGTTCCAGCCGGCGTCAAACTCCAGCCGCCCCTTGCTGATGATGTTTTTGGCCTTCAAGACCATGCGGGTTTTGACTTCGGGCGAGTAGTTCAGGGCCGTCACAGCGGGGAAGAAGCCGCGCACGATCGGCAGCACGCCGATACCCATGCCCGTGGTATCGATGCCGATATATTCGACGTTGTAACGCTGGGTCATCTGACGGATGGAGTCGGCGTGATCCTCAAAGCTCTGCCCGCGCCACTGGTGGCGCTCCAGGATGCGGAACTTGCCGCCGGCCGTCATGGGCGGCGCCAGCACGACGCAGCCGGCGCTGTCGCCGTTCAAGGCCGGGTCATAGCCGATCCACACGGGCCGGTTGCCGAACGGGCGCAGGCCCAGCAAAGGCTTGTAGTCGTCCCATTCGACCCAGGAATCGACCATGCAGCGCTGCATCTCGGCCAGCGGGAACACCGAGGCCGAGTCGTCGATAAAGTTGCACATCAGCAGGTTGTCGAACTGGTCGGGGCTGTATTCGAAGTTGCGCAGCTCATCGATGTCGAACAGGTTGCAGCCGCCGCGCTCGGCGTCCAGGATGGTGACGATCTGGCGCCAGATCTTGTCCTCGCCCGTGAAGCCCGACGACAGGCGCCCATGACTCACATCGATATTCACCTGGTCGGCCTTGGCGCGGCGCTTGTTGAACAGCTCACCCGTCCAGAAGGGGTAAGCCTGGTGCGTGGTCGAGGATGGCGTTGAAAAATACGTCTTGCGCCATTTCTTGTGAATGGCCATGCCCGAGGCCACCTTGTTCAGCTCCTGGAAGTTCTGTGTCCAAAAGAATTCATCGAAGTAGAAATTACCGTGGTAGCCCTGTGCCGTGCGCGCATTGGTGCCCAGGAAATACAGATGGGCGCCGTTCGGCAGCACGATGGGATCGCCCGTCAGCTCGATGCCGGCCGCCTCGCGCGCGAATTGCACGATGTATTGCTTGAAGACGTGCGCCTGCGACTTCGATGCGGACAGGAAAATCTGGTTCCGCCCGGTTTCCATGGCGTCGGCCAGCGCCTCGCGCGCGAAGTACCAGGTGGCGCCGATCTGGCGGGACTTGAGGATGGCGCGCGTGCGCTGATCGCCGTTGCGATACCAAACTTTCTGGTAATCGAACAGCGAGTCTTGGAAGGCGTCAAGCAGCTGAATGCGCTGCTCGTCGCTGAAGTCGTTGCGCGTCGGCTTTTTCTTCGGCCCCGCATTGCGGTTCGCCAGCTTGGGGTTGAGATCGACCTCGTTGCCGCCCGGCTGCTCGTAGCGGCGCACGCGCGCCATCTGCACGATGGTGCGCGCCAGCAGATCGATTTCCTTGTAATCGCTGCCGCTCTTGACCTCCTTTTCGATCAATTTCACCAGGCGCAGCTCGGCCGACGCCTCGACGTGCTCGATGGCCTGCGCCTTGTCCCATTCGTCACGCTCTTTCCAGCTATTGATGGTGCTGCGCTTGATCCCCAGGTGGCGGGCGATGGACGAAATACGCCAGCCCTTCCAATACAGGGCGCGCGCGGCACGGCGCGGCTCGGATTCGGGCACGGCCAGTTCGGCGATTTTCTCGTCGGGGGTTTGTTCGCTTATTTTCTCGATTGTCAGCATGCCGCCAGCGTAGGCCGCGCGCGCGCGGAGCGGGGAAAGGCAAAAGTCGCTATGGCCCATAGCAACCCGCACCGCATTGAATCGCAGCGCCAAGACGTTGACCATGGCGTTATCCGATCAACCGAGACACGCCACCATGCCTAAATCCCAATTCTTCCGCGTCGCCACCGAAGGCGCCACCACCGACGGCCGCAACATCGACCGCGCCACCATCGAGCAGATCGCCGCCACCTACAACCCGAAGACCTACGGCGCGCGCATCTGGCTCGAACACATTCGCGGCATCCTGCCCGACAGCCAATTCAAGGCCTACGGCGACGTGATCGCCGTGAAAGCCGAGGAAGTCGACACGGACAGCGGCAAGAAACTGGCCCTGTTCGCGCAGATCGAACCCACGCCGGAACTGGTGGCCATCAACAAGGCGAAACAAAAGCTGTACACCAGCCTGGAAATTCAGCCCGACTTTGCCGACTCGTCGCAGCCCTACCTGGTCGGCCTGGGTGTCACCGACAGCCCCGCCAGCCTGGGCACCGATGCCCTGAAATTCTCCGCCAGCCGCAAGCAGCAAAGCGCCAACCTGTTCACGTCCGCCATCGAGGTGACGCTGGAATTTGACGAGCCGCAGGGCATCAAGCTGGCCGACGCCGTGAAAAACCTGCTGTCGCGCTTCTCCAATAAATCCGGCACCGACGCGGCGCAGTTCGCCGACATCAACGAAGCCGTGCAGGCGCTGGCCGGCCACGTCGTCACCGCCAACGACAACTACGCCGACACCCTCAAGCGCCTCGATGCCGCGGAAAAGGCGCAGAAAGCGACCGAGGACGAACTGGCCGCCTTCAAGGCGCAGATGGACGAGGCGCCCGGCAACGGCCCGCGCCGCCCGGCCGCCACCGGCAACGACGGCGCCGTGCAGACCGAGTTTTAAGCGCCCGCGCCCTTTCTTTCCCCCATTCAACAACGGAGCAATGATTCATGAAAAAGCAAACGCGCCAGGTATTTTCCCAATATGAAACCCGCCTGGGCCAACTGAACGACACGGACAACGTGGCCAAGACCTTCAGCGTCACGCCCAGCGTGCAGCAGAAGCTGGAAAACAAGATGCAGGAATCGAGCGAGTTCCTGTCGAAAGTGAACATCATCGGCGTGGGCGAGCAGGAAGGCGAAAAGCTGGGTCTGGGCGTCTCCGGCCCGATTGCCAGCCGCACCAACACCAAGGATAAGGAACGCGAAACGCGCGACCTGTCCACCATGGACAGCACGAAGTACCGCTGCGAGCAAACGAACTTCGACACGCATTTGAGCTATGCCAAGCTGGACGCCTGGGCCAAGTTTCAGGACTTTCAATCGCGCGTCGCCAATGCCATCCTGACGCGCCAGGCGTTAGATCGCATCGTCATCGGCTTCAATGGCGTGAAAGTGATGGCCACCACCGACCTGGCCGCCAATCCGCTGCTGCAAGACGTCAATAAAGGCTGGCTGCAACACCTGCGCGAGCAGGCGCCCGAGCGCGTGCTGGGCCTGGTGGCCGCTGGCATGCCGGGCAAGGTCATCATCGGCGACGTGGACGGCGCCGACTATGCCAACCTGGACGCGGCCGTGACGGACGCCGTCAACCTGCTGGATCCGTGGTATCAGGAAGACACCAATCTGGTGGCCATCGTCGGGCGCAAGCTGCTGAATGACAAATATTTCCCGCTGGTGAACACCAAGCAGGCGCCCACGGAAACGCTGGCGGCCGACATCATCATCAGCCAAAAACGCATCGGCGGCTTGCCGGCGGCGCGCGTGCCCTACTTCCCGGACAACGCGATCCTGATTACGCGCTTCGACAATCTGTCGATCTACTTCCAGGACGGCGCGCGCCGCCGCCGCGTGTTCGACGAACCCAAGCGCGACCGCATCGAAAATTACGAGTCGTCCAATGACGCCTACGTGATCGAAGACCTGGGCCTGGCCGCGCTGGTGGAAAACATCGAGCTGAAAGACAAATAATGGCCACCCAATCCCCTGCCCTGCGCCACCGCGCGCGCATGCTGGCCGAGCGCACGGCCGGCGCCGCCGCGCCGCAGGGTGTGACCACCGGGACAGCCTACGAAATGATGCTCTACAAGCTGGCCGACGACAGGCGCCGCCTGAAAGCCATCCAGTCGGTCGAGCGCAAGATCGAGGTCAAGGCCACCTTGCTGCCGGATTACGCGCAATGGATCGACGGCGTGCTGGCCGGCGGCAAGGGCGCGCAGGATGACGTGTTCGCCACCCTGCTGGTGTGGCACATCGACACGGGCGAGTACGACCGTGCCCTGGTCATGGCCGAATACGCCTTGGCGCACAAATTCACCCTGCCCGACACCTACAGCCGCGACATCGCCACCCTGATGCTGGACGAATTTGCCGAGGGCTTCCTGCACGGCAAGCTGGCCAGCGATCCGCAGCACGCGGCCCAGGTGCTGGGCACCGTCGAACAGTTGACGGCCGCCAGCGACGCGCCCGACCAGGCGCGCGCCAAGCTGCACAAGGCCATCGGCCTGGCCATGATCGCCGTGCTGGATCAGGCCGACGATACCGACATCGCCCCGGAACTGGTGGCACAGGCGGAAACGGCCATGGCCCAGTTGAAGCGTGCCCGCGCTTTATCCGAGTCGTGCGGTGTCAAGAAAGATATGGAACGGCTGGAGCGGCGCATCAAGCGCGCGGCCGGTACCACGTAAAGAGCATCCCCCGCAGCACGGCGGCACGGGGGGATTCTGGCTAATCCATTTGCCTGATGAACCCCGTCCACCGCCCCATTTTGAAAGCGCCCCGTATGTCCTTCATGGCCCTGCCCCCGTCCATCCCGCCCGGCACCGCCCCGGCGCCCCCAGCACCGGCCGCCGGCATCATCGAGAACGACGGCTGGTTTCCCGACGTCAATCTGGCCGAGATGCGCGACGCCATGCGCCTCGATGGCACCGTCACCGACGCACGCCTGGTGCAAGCCGTGGTCGATGCCATTTTGCAGGTCAACCGCGAACTGGCCGACTGGCAGGGCAAGCAGGCCGCCGCAGGTATCGCCGCCCTGGTCGACGTGCCGGCCACGCGCATCAACCGCGAATCCCGCCTGTTGGCGCAGTACCGGCGCGCCGTCTACAGCACGGCGAAAGCCGACCTGATCGAGCGTTACCGCGACTACGACAGCACGGCCACGTCCGTCAGCGACAAGAAAAGCATGGAATGGTTCGACGAGGCGCCAGGCGCGCAGCGGCGCAATGCGCAATGGGCCATCGCCGATATGGTCGGGCGCACGCATCTCACCGTGGAATTGATCTGATGCAGGTGCGCACGCAGCAGCACGACACGGTAGACGCCCTGGTGTGGCGCTACCTGGGCGACGGCGCGGGATACGTCGAGCAAACCCTGGAAATGAATCCCGCGCTGGCGCGCCACGGCGCCGTGCTGCCGGCCGGCCTGGTCGTCACCCTGCCCGAGCCGTCCCCCAGCACGGGCCAGGTGGCTGCAGCCGATCTTATGCAGCTATGGGATTAACGCAGCAATCCACCTTTTTACCCTCATGAAAAATCTCTCACCCCTCACCTCGGAGTATCAAGCAATGTCCGCAGAATCGTTTGGTGGTTTCGCCACCCTGGTCAAACTGTACGGCTTCAAGGCGGCGCTGGGCATGGTCGGCGCCGCCATGCTGTACATCGTGCTGCCGCCCTTGAATAGCGACGGCACCTTCAACAAGGGCGAGTTTGTCGCCCGCCTGGCCTGCGCCGGCGTCTTCTCGTGCCTGCTGGGCGGCACCGTGTACCAGCTGCTGTGCGCCCAGCTCCCCGCCATCGGCGCCATGGTCAACGCTTCCGCCATCGACCTGATCGTGGGCGCACCCGGCTGGTGGGTATCGCGCGCCGTGGCCCTGTGGTTCCAGCGCCGTAGCGACAAGGACATCGCCGAGCTGGTCAAAGACGCGAAGGAACACTGATGGCCACCACCGACAACCCACTGATCGCGCGCACCATCGACGCCATCCTGCGCGCCGAAGGCGGCTACGTGAACGACCCGCAAGACAAGGGCGGCGAAACCAATTACGGCATCACCGTGGCCGTGGCGCGCGCCAACGGCTATCAAGGCCCGATGCGCGAGCTGCCCGTGGCCGTGGCGCGCGCCATCTATACGGCGCGTTACATCACGGAACCGAAGTTCGATCAGGTGCTGGCCCTGCATGCTGGCATCGGCGCCGAAGTGATCGACACGGGCGTCAACATGGGGCCGCACCGCGCGGCCGAGTTCCTGCAGCGCTGGCTGAACGGTTTCAACGACACGGGCGCACGCTATCCCGCCCTGTTCGTCGACGGCCGCCTGGGCACGCAGTCGCTGGGCGCGCTGGCCGCTTTCCTGAAATGGCGCGGCCAGGATGGCGCCGCCGTGCTGCTGCGCGCCTTAAACGGTCTGCAGGCGGCGCGTTACCTGGAAATCACCGAGGCCAACAAGACCCAGCGCCGTTTTCTGTTCGGCTGGATCAAGGAACGGGTGGCCATGTGACCACGACCGCCTGGCGCCCGCTGGTTGCCTGCCTGCTGTGTGGCGCCCTGGCGGGCTGGACGGCGCAGGGCTGGCGCAAGGATGCCTGCATCGCCGAACTGCAGCGGGAGACGGCCACAAACGAGGCCACCGCCGCCACCGCACTGGCCCAGGCCACCGCCCGCGTGCTGACGCTGGAGCGCGCGGCCGGTGCCGCCCTGGCGCAGCGCGCCGACCACCTCACCCAGGAGCAAACCCATGCGAAAACTGAACGCGACCGTTTCAATGCTGACGTGCGCAGCGGCGCTGTGCGCCTGTCAATCCCCGTCGCCAGCGGCCAGTGCGCCGCAACTGCAAATTCCACCGCTGCCGCAAGCGATCAGCACCAAGCGCGCGCCGAACTTGACCCGGCGACTGCGGCAGCTCTTGACGCCATTGCCGGCGACGGCGACGACGCCACCCGCCAGCTGAACGCCTGCATTGACGCCTACAACTTAGTACGAGACACCTACCATGTACAAACCGAATAGCCTGCGCCAGCACCTGGCCGCCGCCATCCCCGACCTGCAACGCGATCCCGACCGCCTGCTAGTCTTCGCAGATGAAGGGAACGTGGTGGCCACCGCCACCGCCTCGCTGTCCTTCGAATACCGCTTCAAGCTCAACCTGATCGTCACCGACTACGCGGGCGATGCCGACGCCATCATAGTAGCCCTGATCGCCTGGTTGAAAGTCCACCAGCTCGACCTAATGGCCAACGAGGAAACCCGCAAGCACGGCATCGCGTTCGAGGTGGACTTCAACAATCATGAAACAGTCGATATTTCGATCAAGCTGGACCTGACCGAGCGTGTGACCGTCAAGACCGGCGAAGCGGGCCGACTGGACATCAAGCACCTGGCCGAGATACAGCATATGCCGGCCTACGCGGACGAGTTCTGGAAGCTGTATGACGGCGAGACCCTGCTGGCCGAATGGCGTACGCCCGAGGCGACGCCATGAGCGGCGACCTGCACGCGCTGGAAGCCTGGGCCGGCGCCCTGCTGGCCAAGCTGCAGCCAGCCCAGCGCCGCGCCATCAATCACAAGGTGGCCATCGACCTGCGCCGCAGCCAGGCGCAGCGCATCAAGGCGCAGCAGGGGCCGGATGGCGCCGCCTATCCCGCGCGCAAGCGGCGCAAGGAATTCAAGGGGAAGAATGGACGGATCAAACGACAAAAGGCGGCCATGTTCGCCAAGATTCGTACCGCCAAGCACCTGAAAGTAAAGGCGACTGGCGACCAGATCGAGGTCGGTTTCTTTGGATGGGTGGCGCGCGTGGCGCATGTGCATCAGTTTGGCCGGCAAGACCAAGTTTCAAAAAATGGGCACGTGTACAAATACCCAGAGCGGCCGCTGCTCGGCTTGAGTGAGCCGGATCAGACATTGATACGCGAATCCTTGCTGCGGCACATTCAGCCATAGAACTGAAAAATAAAAATTACTGACATCGGCTTTTAAATCCGGTAGAGTCACACTAAATTAATCGATGCAATATTTTCACCTATTCTTCGAACATGCAAAAATAAGCAATAATAAATAACTTATTTAATTTAATTTACATACATATACAGTACAACACCACCATTAATTTCACCCACCAAAAACTCAAAGAAATTATCAAAAAAGGAAAAGACATGCCATTAAAAAAAGCTGACGCCTATCTAGCAGCAATCTGCATCTTAATATTGAGCCCAATAGCTGGAATGTTTCTTTACAAAACCGAAATTTACGATGTACTCACCTACTTCTCTTTTACTCTAGCGTCGTGGGGAGCAATATATGCTGGAAGGGGAGTTTTCAACCTATTAGAAAAAGAAGCCATCGCCCCTCAAGAAACAGACTCACCCAATGAAATGGATGTTCAGAGAAATTTCTGGACTGGCCTGATGTTCATTATATTAGCTGCTATAGCATTAATGCCGACCATGTTTCGAAAAAACACTGAATTCATATACTACAGCATAGTTTCCTCTTTAGTTATAACGATAGTTGCATATCTCTACTGTGGCATAAAAAATTATGTAGGCGACAGTAAAATGCCCTTCCTTAGAGCAATATCTTGGATCATTATGCCTACAATTGGTTTATTTTTGCTCCTTTTAATTTACAAGATTCACAACTAACATAAATTCTCGCCATCCAACTACGCCATCATTTATCAAATTGGTTAAACCGAAATAAATACCTAACAATACTGTGGTCGTTAATCCCTATAACAACCCGCCCCCGCGTGCATCCGCACGCGGACTTCGGCAACATGCACTGCATGAACGCCGACCTGTCCGACCTCCTCCGCTTGCTGCAAAACCTGATCCGCCTGGGCACCATTGCCGAGGTCAAAGGGGCCAAGGCGCGCGTGCGGCTGGGGCCGACACTCACCACCGAATGGCTGAACTGGGCCACGCCGCGCGCCGGCAGCACGCGCACTTGGTCGGTGCCCACGGTCGGCGAACAGGTGATTGTCCTTTCCCCCGGCGGCGACCTGACGCGCGGCATCATCTTGCCAGCGCTGTACTCGCAGGAATTTGACGCGCCCGAGTCCAGCCCCACCGTCCACACCACGCACTACCCCGATGGCGCCGTGGTGCAGTACGACCACGCCGCCCACGCACTGACGGCCACGCTGCCCGGCGGCACGGCCACCATCACCGCCGACAAGGTGACATCGAACGCACCGAGCACCATTTGCACGGGCGACCTGACCGTCATGAAAAACTTGATCGTCATGCAAATGGCCACCGTCAACGGCGCCACCACCCTGAACGGCGGCGTGAACGCCAAGGCCGGCGCCGCTGGCGGCGTGGCCATGGCCGTGCAAGGGACGATCAAAGCCAGCGACGACGTGCTGGCCGGCGCCATCAGCCTGGCCAAGCATCCGCACGGTGGCGTCAAACAAGGTGACGACCAGTCAGAAGGGCCATTGCCATGATGGGCATGCACGCCGCCACCGGGCGCAGCCTGACGGGCCTGGGCCACCTGCGCCAGTCGGTTACCGACATTCTCACCACGCCGATGGGTTCACGCATCCGGCGCCGCCGCTATGGTTCCGAAGTGCCCGAGCTGATCGACCAGCCCCTGAACAGCGCGACGCAGTTGCGCATCTACGCGGCCACCGCCTTTGCCCTGCGCCGCTGGGAGCCGCGTTTGCAGCTCGCCAACGTGCAGCTCACGCGCGATACGGACGGCGCCATCGCCCTGCTGCTCGATGGCACGGCGAATGGCCAGGGCATCACCTTGTCCGTGCCCGTCAAGCAAGGGGGCGCTTTATGAGCACGCCCATCGACCTGACCCAATTGCCGGCACCGAGCGTGGTCGAGGTGCTGGACTTCGAAGCCATCCTCGCCACCCGCAAAGCCCACCTGGTGAGCCTGCTGCCGGAAGCCGAGCGCGCGGCTGTCACGGCCCTGCTGGAGCTGGAATCGGAACCGGCCACCAAGCTGCTGGAAGAAAACGCGTATCAGGAAACCATCCTGCGCAACCGCGTCAACGAGGCGGGCAAGGCCGTCATGCTGGCGTTTGCCCTGGACGGCGACCTGGACCAGCTGGGCGCCAACGTCAACGTGGCGCGCCTGGTCATCACGCCGGCCAATCCCAACGCCCTGCCGCCCGTGGCCGCCGTCATGGAAGACAACGACGCCTACCGCCTGCGCATCCAGGAAGCGCCGGACGGCCTGTCCGTGGCCGGCCCGAAAGCGTCGTATGAATTCCACGCCCGCAGCAGCGACGGCCGCGTCAAGGACGCAAGCGCCACCAGCCCTTCGCCAGCGCACGTCATCGTCACGGTGCTGGCCAACAACGACACAGGCATCGCCGACGCCGCGCTGCTGGCCACCGTGGCGCGCGCACTCAACGCCGAGGACGTGCGCCCCTTGGGCGACCGCCTGACGGTACAAGCCGCCCAGGTCATCGACTACCAGATCGAGGCCACCTTGTTTATCGGCGTCGGCCCGGAAGTGCCGATTCTGCTGGACGCCGCGCACGCCAACGCCGTGCGCGTGTCGCAGCCGCGCCGCCCGCTGGGGCACAGCATCTATCGTTCCGCCTGCAGCGCCGCCGTGCACGTCGAGGGCGTGCGCAAGGTCGTCTTGACCAGCCCGGCGGCGGATATTGAACTGAACGCCACCCAGGCCGCGCGCTGCACCGCCATCAAGTTGAATGTGGTGGTACTCGATGAATAAGACCGTGCCGACCCTGCCGTCCAACACCACGGCGCTGGAGCGCGCCATTGCCGTGGCCTGCGCCGAGCTGGTCAACGTGCCCGTGCCGCTGCGCGACCTGTGGAATGCCGACCGCTGCCCGGTCAACTTACTGCCGTTCCTGGCCTGGGCCTGTTCCGTGGACCGCTGGGACGACGCCTGGCCCGAATCGACCAAGCGCGGCGCGATCAAGGCGGCCTATTTCATCCACAAGCACAAGGGCACGATTGCCGCCGTGCGCCGCGTGGTCGAGTCCCTGGGCTACCTGATTCGCATCACCGAATGGTGGCAGACCACGCCGCCGGGCGTGCCGGGCACCTTCCGCCTCGATGTCGGCGTGCTGGATACGGGCATCACGGATGCCATGTTTCAGGAAATGGAACGCCTGATTGCCGACGCCAAGCCCGTCAGTCGCCACATGACGGGCCTGGCCATTTATCTGGAAAGTCGCGGCAGCATCTACGCGGGCGCTTGCGCCTACTACGGCGACGCCATGACCGTGTATCCCTGGATCGCGGAAACCATCGAAGTGCGCGGCACGCTGTTGCAGGCCGGCGCATCCCATACCATCGACACCTTGACCATCTATCCATGAGCACATACTTTGCCATCCTGACCGAAGTGGGCGAGGCCAAGCTGGCCAACGCCATCGCCCTGGGTCAAACCCTGAAACTGAAAAACCTCGCCGTAGGCGACGGCAACGGCAATCTGCCCATGCCCGTGCGCACGCAAAAGGCGCTGGTGCGCGAGGTGCGCCGCGCCGGCCTGAACCAGCTGACCATCGACCCGACCAACACCAGCCAGATCATCGTCGAGCAGGTGCTGCCCGAGGACGTGGGCGGCTGGTGGATACGCGAAATCGGCATCTACGACGAGGCCGGCGACTTGTGCGCCGTGGCCAACTGCCCGCCCAGCTACAAGCCATTGATGGCCGAGGGTAGCGGGCGCACGCAAGTGGTGCGCATCGTGCTGATCGTCGCCAGCACGGCTGCCATCGAGCTGAAAATCGACCCGTCTGTCATCCTGGCCACCCGTAAATATGTCGATGACCAGGACATTACCGTGCGCGCCTACAGCGACGCACAACTGGCCAAGCATCTGGCGGCTGCCGACCCGCACCCGCTCCTGGCCAAACTCTCCTACGTCGATCAACAAGACGGCAAAGTCGCCATTTACGCCGATCAGCAACTGGCCAAGCACCAAGCTGCCGCCGACCCGCACCCGCTACTGGCCAAGGTCGCCTATGTCGATCAACAAGACAGAAATGTCACTGCCGACGCGGCACAACGTCTGGCCGGACACATGGCCGCTGCCGATCCGCACCCGCTCTTGGCAAAGGTCGCCTATGTCGATCAGCAAGACACCAGCGCACGCGCCTATGGCGACCAGCAACTGGCCAAGCACCAGGCGGCTGCCGACCCGCACCCTCTCCTGGCCAAGGTCGCCTACGTCGATCAACAGGACACCAGCGCACGCGCCTATGGCGATCAGCAACTGGCCAAGCACCAGGCTGCCGCCGACCCGCATCCGCAATACAGCATGAAGGAAGTAGCAACGCTGCCAAAATTTGACGCGTCTAAAAAGCTGGCCAATGCTGAGTTTGTGCAGCAGGAATTGGGGAACCTTTCAGGTATTTCGGCTTTTCCTAATTCGCGCGCGCTGGTCGCCGCCGATTTTGGCAAGGCTTTCTATTTCAGCAACGGCTCCGTATTGGCGACCCTGCCTCGCCCCGACAGTCTCGGCACCGGTCAGATCATCGGCCGCAAGGTCACCTTCTTTGGCTTCAACAAGATCGATGGCACCGTCGTCCCGGCCGCCAATGCCTTTCTTCGCTATGACGTTGCAAACATCACATCAATACTCGTGAAGTTCGGCCAGTCAGTATCGTTGGTCGCTATCGCGGCGGATACATGGCAAGTCATCGATTCAACTGCAGAGCTGTGGCGCAACGCTGATTTTGCTGGCGAGCTTGGCGTATTAAGAAATTGGCGGCGCCTTCCGAATGGCGATATCGAACAATGGGGAACCATCTCCGGGTCCGCCAGCATGGCCCCGTTCACCCCGAACCTGACGTTTCCCATCGCCTTCCCGAATGCCTGCCGATCCATATCGGTGCAGTGCATGAATGAACTGTCGTCGGCTGGTTTCAGCGGTCGCACGACAGACAAAACACTCTCACGCACCGGCGCGTGGGTTTCCAACTCCAACGGCGTGACTGCCGTTCCCGACGTTCTCAGCTGGCGCGCGATTGGCAACTGAACATGACGTCTATTATCGAAAACGAGTCCACCATGTACTTTTCAAACACCACGCGCGGCTTCTATCCAGAGCAAATGCGTGCCGACTACGATGCCGCAGGCACCTGGCCAGATGATGCCGTTGAGGTATCGCCGGAAGACGAAGCGCGCCTGCGCGACGCCATCGCCGCGTGCGCCTCCATCCGCCAGACCGCTGGCGGAAAGTGGAAAATCACCGCCGCCCCGCCGGCACCGTTTGCCGTGCTGGCAGCGCCCTACCTGGCCAGCCTGCGCCAGACGCGCGACGCCATCCTGAACCGCCTGGCCGGCATCGGCTTTGCCGCCATGGCCGACGGCGACGCCGGCACCGTGCAAGCCATTTCCACGGCGCGCGCCTGGCTGCTCGACATCACCATCTGCCCGATGGTTGCCGCAGCGCAGGACATCGAGGCGCTGCAAGCAGCCGTCAACGCCGAATACGCGCGCATCGCGGCCACCCTGTCCGGCGAGGCGCGGCGTGCCTTCGATGACACCGCAGGCACGGCATCCACCCAGTAACGCCCATTCACCACCTACCAGGAGAGCCACATGGCCACCGACTACCACCATGGCGTGCGCGTCATTGAAATCAACGAGGGTTCGCGCCCGATCCGCACCGTTTCCACGGCCGTGCTGGGCCTGATCGCCACGGCTGGCGACGCCGACCCGACCGCGTTTCCGCTCGACACGCCCGTGCTCGTTACCAACGTGCTGGCCGCCATGGGCAAGGCCGGCAAGACGGGCACCTTGTACCGCAGCTTGGCGGCGATTGCCGAGCAGACCAAACCGCTGACCGTCGTGGTGCGCGTGGCCGAAGGCGAAACGGAAGCGGAAACCACCAGCAATGCCGTGGGCGGCGTGTCGCCCGATGGCAAATACCTGGGCGCCAAGGCACTGCTTGCGGCGCAAAGCAAGCTGGGCGTGAAACCCCGCATCCTGGGCGCGCCGGGGCTGGACACCCAGGCCGTCACCAATGCCCTGGCCGGCGTGGCACAGCGCCTGCGCGCCTTCGTGTATGCCTCGGCCTATGGCTGCGCCACCGTCACGGCGGCCACCGCCTATCGCGGCCAGTTCGGCCAGCGCGAAGTGATGATGATCTGGCCGGATTTTGTGAACTGGGATACCGCCACCGACGAAGAGGCCAGCATTTCGGCCGTGGCCTACGCCATGGGCCTGCGCGCCAAGATCGACGAGGAAACGGGCTGGCACAAGACTTTGTCGAATGTGGTCGTCAACGGCCCGACCGGCATCACCAAGGACGTGTTTTTCGACTTGCAAGACCCGGCCACCGACGCCGGTGTGCTCAACGCCAAGGAAGTCACCACCCTGATTAATATGGGCGGTTACCGCTTTTGGGGTTCGCGTACCTGCGAGGAACCGGGCGGCTTCTTCTACTTTGAGAGCTACACGCGCACGGCCCAGGTGCTGGCCGATACCATCGCCGAGGCGCATTTCGCCTATGTCGACGTGCCCTTGCATCCGTCCCTGGTGCGCGATCTGCTGGAAAGCATCAACGCCAAGTTCCGCGACTTGAAATTGCAGGGCTACATCATCGACGGCCACGCCTGGTATGACGAGCAATACAACGACAAGACGGCGCTGAAAGACGGCAAGCTGGCCATCGACTACGACTACACGCCCGTGCCGCCGCTGGAAAACCTGAAATTCCAGCAGCGCATTACCGACCGCTACCTGGCCGACTTCGCCTCACGCATCGCCGCCTAACCGTTCAATCACCACCCTGCCCGCGCCTGCGCGGGCGCATTGAAATACTGGAGAAATTATGGGCCTGCCCCGCAAACTGAAAAACTTCAACCTGTTCCAGAACGGCGTGTCCTTCATGGGCATGGTGCCCGAAGTCACCTTGCCCAAACTCAGCCGCAAGATGGAAGAGTACCGCGCCGGCGGCATGAGCGGCCCCGTGTCCGTCGACTTCGGCAATGAGGCGCTGTCGCTGGAATGGAGCGGCGGCGGCCTGATCGCCGAAGCCCTGAAACAGTACGGCGCCCACGCGCACGGCGCCGTGCAACTGCGCTTTGCCGGCGCCTACCAGGAAGACGATGACGGCACGGTTGCCGCCGTCGAGGTCGTCGTGCGCGGCCGTTACAAGGAAATCGATATGGGCGGCGCCAAGATGGGCGACGACACCACCCACAAATACACCATGGCGTGCAGCTATTACAAGCTGATGATCGACGGCGCCACCGTCATCGAGCTGGACTTCATGAGCGGCACCGAGAACTTCGGTGGCGGCGACACCAATGCGGCCATCCGCCAGGCCATCGGCCTGTAACCATTTTTATTCACTACCCACACACAAGGACAACACCATGAACACCGAAAACAACAACCAAGCCGTCATCGAGCTGGACGAACCAATCAAGCGCGGCGACACCTTCATCAACTCGCTGACCGTGCGCAAGCCCAAGGCGGGCGCCCTGCGCGGCATTTCCCTGATCGAGCTGGCCAACCTGAACGTGTCGGCCCTGCAGATCGTGCTGCCGCGCATCACCGAGCCGACCTTGACGGCGCACGACATCGCCAATATGGACCCGGCCGACCTGCTGGCCGTGGGCGTCGAGGTTGCCGGTTTTTTGGCGAACAAAGCCGATCGCCTTTCGGTATCCCCGGCGAAGTAGAAGACGCCATGGCCGACATTGCCGGCGTCTTCCACTGGACGCCGGCAGCGATGGACGGCTTTACGATAGATGAACTGATGGCCTGGCGCGAACGCGCCCGGCAGCGAAGCGGAGCGGAATAGATGGCTGGTCGGGATTTGAAGTTACAGGTGGTATTTGCGGCACTGGACAAGATCACCGGCCCGCTGAAAAAGATCATGGGCGGCTCCAGCGACACGGCCAAGGCGTTGAAAGCGACCAGTGACCGTTTGCGCGAGCTGAACACCCAGCAGAGAAACTTGGGGAAATTCCGCGAACTGCATAGCGGTATCAATGCGACGCGTACCAAGCTCAAGGAAGCGCAGGACAAACTGAATGATCTTGCTGCGAAAATGAAGCAGACCACGACGCCCACGCGCGCCCTGACGCGCGAATTTAACGCGGCAGTCAAAGTCACGCAGGCATTGACGCTGAAAGGCCGCGAACAAAGCCAGCAATTCCGCGTCCTGCGTAACAGCCTCAAGGAAGCCGGCATCGACACGCGCCAACTGGGCAAGGCGCAGGAATGGTTAAAAAACAGCATCCAGCTGACGAACGTTGAGCTGGCTTCGCAACAAAAGCGCCTGGCCGCCTCCGCCGCCAAGCAACAGCGCGTCACCAACGCCACCCAGCATGCCGACCAGCTGCGCAACAAAGCGGGCAACCTGGCCATGGCCGGCGCGGGCGCCACCGCCACAGGCGCCGTCATCGGCGCGCCCGTCGTCAAGGGACTGAACGAGGCCAAGCACTATCAAACGGAAGTCGGCAGGGTCAACGCCCTGGGCCTGGGCGACAAGGTATCAGCCGAGGCCGTCGCTTTCGCGCGCAATATGAAGACCTACGGCACCAGCCAGCTCGACAACCTGCAGTTGATGCGTGACGGCATGAGCGCCTTTGCCGACGTGCACCACGCAGAAATGGTCGCCCCTACCTTGGCCAAGATGAAGTTTGCCAATCACGCCTTCTTTGGCGAGGCCGAGGGCGCCGACAACGAACGCAAGTTCATGGACATGCTCAAGGTCATCGAACTGCGCGGCGGCCTGGAGAGCAAGGAAAAATTTGAAGCCCAGGCCAATATCGTGCAGCAAGTCATCACCGCCACGGGCGGGCGCGTCGGCCCGAATGAATGGCTGAACATGATCAAGACGGGCGGTATCGCCGCCAAGGGTTTGAAAGATGACGCCTTTTATTACCAGATGGAACCGCTGGTGCAGGAAATGAGCGGCAACCGCGTCGGCACGTCCCTGATGAGCGCCTACCAGAACTTGTACCAGGGCCGCACCACCAAGCGCTCGGCCCGCAAGCTGGAAGAGTTCGGCCTGATCGGCGACAAAAGCAAGGTCACGCCAGATAAGGCCGGGCAAATTGCATTCCTCGATCCCGGTGCGCTGCTGGGTTCCGAGCTGTTCCGCGAAAACCAGTTCGAATGGATGGAAAAGGTGCTGTTGCCGCAACTGGCCAAGAAAGGCATCAAAGACAAGAACCAGGTGCTCGACGCCATCGGCAGCATCTTTTCCAACCGCACGGCGTCGAACCTGTATTCGCAGATGTACCTGCAGCGTGCGCAAATCCACAAGAACGAAAAGCTCAACCGTGGCGCCGCCGATATCGGCCAGCTGGACAAGCTGGGCCGCGACTCGGCCGCCGGCAAGGAACTGGAAGCGCAATCCAAGCTGGCCAACCTCAAGCTCACCATGGGCGAAAAAATCTTGCCGCTATACGCGCAGGGGCTGGAAATGGCGATTGCCGCCGTGCAGCGCCTGAATGGCTTCATGGAACGCAACCCGGCCGTGGCCAAGGTCATGATTACCGCCTTTGCCGTGCTGGCCGGCCTGCTGCTGGTGCTCGGCCCGCTGATGCTGGGCATTGCCGCCATGATCGGCCCGTATGCCATGCTGCACGTCATGTTCGCCAAGATGGGCGTGACGGGCGGCGTGCTCACGCCCATCCTGCGCAAGCTGGGCGGCGCCTTCATGTGGGCGGGCCGGGCCGTGCTGTGGCTGGGCCGCGCTCTTCTGATGAATCCGATTGGCATCGCCATCACGGTCATTGCCGGCGCCGCCTTCCTGATCTACAAATACTGGGAGCCGATCAAGGGTTTCTTTGGCGCCCTATGGTCAGACGTCAAGGCGGCGTTTGCTGGCGGCTTTACCGGCATCAATAGCCTGATCGCCGACTGGTCGCCGCTGGGCCTGTTCTATCGTGCCTTCGCGGGCGTGCTGGGCTGGTTCGGTGTTGCGCTGCCGGCCAGGTTCACCGACTTTGCGGCCGGCATCCGGGGCCGCTTCGCCAAGGGGCTGGCACCGCTGGCCGGCTTCTTTACCGGCATCTGGTCGCAGATCAAGACCGCCTTTGCCGGCGGCATCGGCGGCGTCAGCGCCCTGATCGTCAACTGGTCGCCACTCGGCCTGTTCTATCGCGCCTTCGCGGGCGTGCTGGGCTGGTTCGGCATCGCGCTACCGGCCAAGTTCACCGACTTCGGCGCCAGCATCCTGCAGCGCATCACCGCGTCCTGGGCGCCTATCGCCGCCTTCTTTGCCGATATCTGGTCACGCCTGCGAACCGTCTGCGCCGGCGGCATGGGCAGCATCACTGCCCTGATTATCAACTGGTCGCCGGTGGGCGTGTTTTACCAGGCGTTCGCGGGCGTGTTGAGCTGGTTCGGCATCAAGCTGCCGGCCCAGTTCACGGAGTTCGGCGCCAACATCCTGCGCGGCCTGGTCAACGGCATCACCGGATCTATGGGCGCCGTCAAGGACGCCATCAGCAATGCCGGTTCCAGCACCATTGCCTGGTTCAAGGAAAAGCTGGGCATCCACAGCCCGAGCCGCGTGTTTTCCCAGCTCGGCGACTACACCATGCAGGGCCTGGCCGTGGGCCTGGATCGCAGCGAGGGCGCGCCGATTGCCAAGGTATCCGGCCTGGCGCAGCGCCTGACGCAATTGGGCGCCGGCATCGCCATCGGCACGGCCACCGCCCTGCCCGCCAGCGCCTTCGACACGCGCACCCCGCTGTCCCAGGGTGGGTTCGGCGCCGGCATGACGATCCAGGGAGACAAGATCGAAATCACTTTCAACGTGCAGGCCGGCACCGATCCCCAGGCCATCGCGCGCGCGGTAAGCGCGGCGCTCGATCAGCGCGACCGCGAAAAGGCGGCACGCATCCGCTCGTCCCTGCGCGACCACGATTAAGAAAGAAGCACACCATGATGATGATTTTAGGAATGTTCGTGTTCAGCCTGCCGACGCTGGCCTATCACGAGCTGCAGCGGCAAACGGAATGGAAGCACGCCAGCACGGCCCGCGTGGGCCTGCGCGACGCGCACCAGTATGTAGGGCCAGGCGATGACACCATCACCCTGTCGGGCTGGGTGGCGCCGGAACTGACCGGCTCGCTGTATTCGCTCGATGCCCTGCGGATGATGGCGGACACCGGTAAATCGTGGATTTTGATCCAGGGCACGGGCCGCATTCTCGGCTCGTACCGCATCACCAGCATGACGGAAGGCCGCAGCATCCTGGACGGCAGCGGCGGCGCGCGCCGCGTCGAGTTCTCGATTGCGCTCAAGCGCGACGACGACGGCGTGCTGACCATGCTTGGCCTGGGCGATATCGGCGACCTGAAAAACATGCTCAGCATCGACGGTATGACCAGCAGCATTGCCGGCGCGGCCAAAAATGCCGTGGGCAGCGTGGTGGGCAATGTCGTCGGCGGCATCACGTCGAAATACGGCGGCGTGGTCAGCGAAATGAAAGACAAGATCGGCGGCAGCATCAGCGGCGCCATCGGCAGCGCGGCGGACAAGTTCAAATGAGCGAGCATATCCCCGCCTTCAAGGTCAGCATCGAGGACAAGGATTTGACGGCCATCGTCTCGCCGCGGCTGATCAATCTGACCTTGACCCTGTGCCGTGGCGACGAGAGCGACCAGCTCGACATTTCCCTGGACGACAGCGACGGCAAGCTGGCCCTACCGCCGCGCGGCGCGCAGATCGCCCTGGCGCTGGGCTGGCAGTCATCTGGCCTGGTGGACATGGGCAAGTTCACCGTCGACGAGGTGGAGCACAGCGGCGCGCCCGACACCATCACCCTGCGCGCCAGGTCGGCCAACCTGATCGACACTTTCAAGCAACAGCAGGAACACAGCTTTCACAAGACCACCCTGGGCGCCATCATCGAGGCCATCGCCTTTCGCAACGAGCTGGCGTCGGGCGTATCGGCGCGCCTGCGCGATACCGCCATCGAGCACATCGACCAGACCCACGAAAGCGATGCGGCCTTCCTGCGCCGGCTGGGCAGGAAATACGACGCGGTGGCCACCGTGAAAAATGACACCCTGCTCTTCATCCCTATCAACCAGAGCCGCACCGCCAGCGGCAAGGCGCTGCCCGTCATCCCCATCACGCGCGCCCTGGGCGACGGCCACCGCTACCACAGCGCCGAAAGCGACGCCTACACGGGCGTGCGCGCCTTCTGGCACGACGAGCGCTACGCGCGCCGCCGCAGCGTGGTGGCCGGCGTACCCGGCAACAGCAAGCGCCTGCGCACCACCTTCGCCAACGAAACGGACGCGCGCGCGGCGGCCGTGGCCGAATGGCAGCGCATCCTGCGCGGCCTGGCCACCTTTGAAATGAGCCTGGCCCTGGGCAACCCGACCGTGTTCCCGCAATCACCCGTGACGGTGAACGGCTTCAAGCCCGAGATCGACGCCACCGAATGGCTATCGGTCAAGGTCACGCACAGCTTGGGCGGCAGCGGCTTTACCACGCGCGTGGAGTTTGAAACGAAAACGGAAGCGGTTGAGGCCGAGCGCGAGGACGAGAAAGACCCGGACGAAGGCGTGACGGGCGTGGTGGCGAAGTGGAAGGACGTGGCGGCGAAAAAGAAAAAGTCGGGGCAGGAGCAGGCCGGCACCACGGGTACGCTCAAGACGCTGGAGCACACTTACAAGAGCAGGCAGGCCGCGAAGCGGGCGGCGCTGCATGCGTGGAGGCACATTGAGGAAGTGCGGGAAATTATTCGCGAAAATGACGAGGAATCTAGAAAACCTGAGCGATGAAGGGAGAACAACGAGCACGGAACCCTCCCAATTTTCCTATGTGACTGGCAAGCCAATTTAGCATCTGAAACCAGCACCTTAAGTCCCCAAAAAAAAGACTTAGGCTTTGATGGGGTTGTCACCAGTTGAAATTAAATATTAACAATTCCCCCCAGAATCTCGGAAAATTTAAAAAACTACAGTTTTTTCAAAAACTCCTTGCTTTGACTAAAAATCAAATCGGTCAACTTTCTCAACAACTCCACGGCTTCGCAAATATGTAGAACTATATTTCTCCAAGTCCTCGATATGATAGGGAAGAATATCCTCATGCAACCTAATCTTTAAACCCTTAAAAAAATCAATCCAATCAAGAACATCTTTATCACTAAAAATATTATCTGATTCGATCTCAATCTCAGCGAATATTGATTTGCGCAATGCCCATATACGTTCAACAGGATCAGGATGTGTCTTCACACCGCCGAATGATGGATTAATATAATCGGATACTGTGTAATAAAGATCTAGGTACAAAAAGAACAATGTGGCGCCATTTAGAATTCGTATGCGTTCATTTTCCGAAAAGTCAGCGTGCATTAAACTTCCAAAATCCGCATCGAATTCTTGCTGCTGCCGTGGAGTGTAATACTTTGAAACCTCATCGACTGAAAAAATATTTAATATTTCGCCAACTGGAGCCATTGCCGCATCGTCTTCTAGGTGACCGAGAAGTAGGTGTGCATATTCGTGCCCAATAATAAACTGCAGTTGATCCTCGGTCACGTTGGTACAATAATTATGCACTACTCCAGGAACTTCGCCACGTGGATCAATGTCAAAATCTGGGGCCTCTGTCTGGAGCATCGTTCTAATCGCAATAAAAAGGCAAGAAATAGCATCATCAAAATCAAAATCAAAATTTGCATGATGTGCGAATACATTCATATAGTACAGAAAATGACGCAAGGCCTCTGATATGACAATAACTTTCCCAAACTCACTTTTAATGCATGCTCCATTGGGTTCGCAATTAAGTACAAAACCTGCTGGAATGTTCAGGCATTTTTTCGCCTCTGCTTCTGGAAGCCTATCAATATATTTATCAAAATAATATCTATCGTAATATCCACTTAAAGACCATGCCTCTGTTTCTTTCGTCATTCTAGAAAAAAATATTCTAGCGATACGTGAATTTTTCGCAATGGCATCGGCTCGTATTTTTAAAAGATAGTCCGCCGCAGTCTTCGGCTCTTCGATCCTTTTTATTTCCTCTATAGTGCATATCGGATAATAAAAAGAACTTTCAGGCTTTATATTTGAAATATCCGCACGCGGAAACGTAATATGCAAATGAATTATAATATTTTCACCAACATAGAGCTTTTTAGCTGCTTGCTCTCTAAGCGGATGAGTTGCAAGATTATGCAAATATAGATTTCTAATATAGTCGAATCCTTCAGCATCTTTATCACGTGAGATTATTTCGAAATGTGCGAACACCTTTTCCACATTGATTCCGAAGTAATTCTTGAAAATATCTTCCAAGCTATCTTTCATTTTTTATAATTAATGGGTTTAAGGGTTAGGTCTGCCATTGCGAAACATAATGGGTTTGAGGGGTTTGAGGGGTTTGAGGGGTTTAAGGGGTTTGAAGGTCAGGTCTGCCATTGCGACACAGACCCAGCTATGCGAATCCCCAAGCTGAAGTCTCTGCGTAAGCTCAGCGTCAATACGCATAAGCAGCATAGTTAGTCGTGCCGTATTGACAATTAGTACATGGCGGTTTGCTGTGAGTCTATACGCCAAGGCTGAGATCGTGTCCGAATGACAGACCTGACCCCGTCACCAATCTAAGCTGTGCAACCAAGGCGGAGGGGGCAACAGCAAGCGCCTTATAGGGAATCAGTTAAAATATTCCAAGCAAAAAAAAGAGACTGATCTTTATCTTTGTGAATCAATAAATATCACCAGCCTTCAGCTTCTTTTGACGAGAAAGCTCAAACGCGATATATGGAGCCTCTTTCTTCAAAACCCCAATAGAAATACCATTCTTTAAATATTCCTCAGTATATTCTTCGCGCACGTGCCTGAAATTATTAAGTCCCAGTCGTTTAATGGTTTCCTCAATTTTCGCAGTGATTGGTTTTCCCAATCCGCTGCCGGATTCAATTTCAAAAGTTACCAAGTTCAACACGAACCACCCCGGCTTAATTTTAAAAGGATCCAACACATCGGAAAAATTATTCTTTCGAGAATTAAGCATACTACAGGCTAGTCTATAATTACTCCATTCATAAACATGGCGCCATGACTTAGACTTGGCGATCATATGATCAGCCGAACGCGCTCCAGTAACAGGATGAATGCGAAATCCCGAGTAAGCACAACTTTGCTGATAAGCACTCATTAAATCATTCAACGCCTCTGTCCAATATGCGGGAAATGCTGCGCTAGGAATGTTTTTTTTTGCCTTAGCAATCTTCTTGAACGGCCGTCCAGCTGTCCTGGGCGGATTTGGAACTTGCCCTACCATTTCCGAGATGGCTCTTAAACCGGGAATTTTAACGTTAGTATCAAATGTAGGAGGCTTGACAGCCGGACTCACTGGCATCATTTAGCGCCTCTGATCGACTGACGATATTCTTCCCAACGTAGCCAGAATCGATCAACCTCCCCAAGAGCGTCACGAAGTTGCTTATTTACCCGTAGAATATCCACTTCGTTCTTGGACTTTCCTCGGATTAATTTGAACGCATCTCCTATGGCTTTTTCTGCCTCGAGGGAACGAGCTTCCTTAAAGTCAAACGCGTTACTTGTTAACCAATGTGAAATATCGCCACGTCTAACAAATTCTCTTTGCGAAAGCTCAACATGCATTGCGGTTCCCTTTCCCTTAACCAGGTCAAGATCAAACCAAGCATCGGTCTTCGCATTGAACAGAGGCTCGGCCGAAGCTAATATCATGGGCGAATGAGTCGCAGCGATGAGCTGCACTGATGCCTGTGCATGCATTACTTTAGCAAGATCCAGAACTGATCGTAGGATGGAGCGTTGCCATTTCGGGTGAAGGTGCGCCTCGATTTCATCAACAAGCAAAGTTACTTGGGTCGCCCTTTCTTCACCCAATTCTTTCACTGCCAATCTGTGTTCATTCCACGACCACATCAACATGTAAGCGAGTGCAACTATCCTCTTTACGCCCGAAGATGCCGAAACAATCGGCACATCGACACCGTAAGGGGTTCGAAGCATTGGAACATCTCGAGAATCATTTAAGGACAAGCGGCCAAGTGAAGGAGCAACTTTTAGTTGATCCGACGGTGCGTCGGACGGGGCTAGATTGTTTAACAGGGTTTGCATCCTCTTTGCACTTATCCCCTTTTCACGAATCCAGCCAGCCCAGTCCGCGATTAATCCGTTGCAAACTCGTGCATCTTTACCATTTAAATCAACAGTCAAACCATCCCATACTTGCTGGGGAGTGAAAACATATGCGGGAATTCTTTCTTGCACATCAACATTTCCGCGTTTTAGCCAATAATTTCGCGCTGGATCCCAAACAGAAAATCCACCGTCAGCATGTGCATAAATTACCAATCCTGGATTCCAAGGTCTTCCACTCTTGCCTAACCACGCTTCGTCACGAGGGGAATAGCGACTAGTGTAAGAAACTGTTCGAGTTTTTGAATCTAAACTGAACTCAATGCTTGCGGGCACCTCCTTGTCGTTCGGCTTTGCCACGTACCCAGAGGTGAGGTTTTGATTGACTTCTTGAGGCCAACGTCGTGTAAGTGCCCACCAAGTAACATCCAAAAGGAAGCTCTTACCCAACCCGTTATCACCTGTAATCAGATTTAAACGTGGGCTTAAATTCATTTCCAACGTGTTGGCAGGACCGACGTTAGTAAGCGCGAGATGTTTCAGCATATAGATTTAGTAGCCATTTGGAGTGCAATTCAAGCATTATATGCTACGAAATGCGCGGCGATGAGGCCATGCGCACCTGCGAGTTCTACGCCCCGGCAAGAGGCGTCTACAGTGTAATATCGAGATCAGTTCTTCCATCTCAACGTCAACTATATTTTTGTAATTCAATTAATATCAAATTGAACGTCAGGTTTGGCTGCCGTTCACAGACGATACTATATGGTGCAAAAAGGAGCCGCCTAGCCCGCCCGCCCTAAGCGCTCATGTTCTGGGGTCGCATCTGCTGAAAATCATGCAGGACAAACAAGCAGCAATTACAATATGCATAAGAAGGTGAATCATTTGCAGACTATTTTTCCTTTTTTCGTCCGCTGCCGGCCACATTAAAAGTCTGCGGCCCAATGATGTTCCCTACAAAATTTTGCCCAATCTTGCCGTGGGTTTCAACGTGTGGAGTATTCCCTACTTGGGATGCTGGGGACGTTGGCGAGCGCATGCCGCCAATCATCCCAAGTACGCCTGCTTTCCCGCGAACGTCCATACTTCGATAACCATCCAACAACTCTCGCTCATCCGAGGTAACGGCTGATTGCAATCTCTCACCCGTAAGTATGTAGTGGACATCAACGCCGATCCCAGCCAACGCTCGTAAGTAAAGCGCATCCGGGGCACGCTCGTCTTGCTCATACAGCGTTTGTGCGCGTCGCTTCAGCCCGCCGACGGCAGCAAAATCTTCTTGATTCATGCCCAGCCGTTGACGCTCTTCTTTTAGTATTTCACCAATTGATCTCATTTGTGCGCAAATTCTTCTTTACAATGCTCTCATTTGAGAGCTATAGTTATGCCATACCATAGCGATTACAGATCATAACATTATGAAAAACGTATCCATAGCGAGGCGCACTACAAAGGGCGTCACGACTAAGCCCCTTGGCGTCCGTCTGACATCGGACGAGGTGAATGAAGTCGAAGGCTACGCCGAGAAACTTGAGCGCTCCCGTGCATGGTTTCTACGTTTCCTGATCCTGCGCGGCCTCGCCGACTACAAGCGCGAACTCGCATCCAAACCCACCCACTAAGGACAACGTCATGTACCCCGATGCAAAACGTATCCGCAGCCACCGCGTCATGCTGCGCCTGGACGATTACGAGCACCAGCTCGTTTCCTCGATCGCCAACTATCAGGGCGAAGAGCTTGCGGTACTGGTGCGCCAGATCGTGATGCGTGAAGCCCTAGCCGTGATCGCCTTGGATGACGCCACCATCGACAGCGTACAGCGTCGCAGCGTTTAAACCGAGTCACTTTTGAGCAACTCTAAAGTTACAGAAAATGCCAGACCATCAAATTAACCTCAATGACGAAGAGCGCGCGGTGCTGGAACTCGTGCGTCAACGCCAGGGGCTGGCAAGTATCGATCAGGCGGCTGAATGGCTCGTCAAATCGCGCTTACGCAAGCAGTCAAAAAACATGACGGGTCGCGGTCGCGCCCTGTACCAAGTGGAAAGAAAGCTGAAATGAGAGTCATCGGCCTGCCCTGCCCGCATTGCGAATACACCGTCCGCGCCGTCAAAAGCCGCACGATGTCCGCCATGTTCAAGGAAATCACCTACATGTGCCAGAACCCTGACTGCGGGCACTCCTTCGTGGCAGGCCTGGAAGTGCTACGCACCCTCTCGCTATCCGCCATGCCCAAGCCGGATATCCGCATCCCGATGTCCCAGCATGCGCGCGCGGCGGCCACCAATCAGCTGGCCCTGGACCTGACTGCGGGCTGCTGATGACTATCCCTATCCTCGCGCCGCCGTAATCCGGCCGCTGTAACCCCCTCTTTTGCTGTGCCCTGCAGCGCTCCTTTTTGAGCGTGCGGGATTCGTTCAACCTGAAATAAGGAAAACCGATGGAAAACACGCTGCACGCCACCAGTCATGCCGACAAATCCACGGCATCAAGCACGATCCGCCTGACCTTGCAAAATTGTATTGTCCCCGTGGCGCCAACGTGTTTTCTGCTGCAAGCCAGCGCGGGCATCGGCATCGCGGCGCTGACCGCCCACATCCATGAGATTGCCAAAACCTATCACGCCTACGGCGCTGCCAATCTAACCTTCATCGTCAGCGATGCGCAGGCACTGGAGCGTGACGGCTTTTTCGCGCCAGCCAAGCAACGCGCCCTGGTCGGCAAGCTGCCCATCGAGGTGAACTACATTTTCGCCACTGAAGCGGGCTCCCGGCACTGCTGCGGCGCATCGCACACGCTCCCCTACTGGGCAGAGCATTTTCTCAAGCCAGGGGCACGTTGATGCTGCGCCTGACCAAAACCTGCGGCATCTGGCTGCTGTCGCTCCTGATCGTCATTGCCCCTGACGTGCTGCGGGCCATCGGCGCCATCAAGGACTGAACCATGCCGGCGTCCCTTATCGACAACCACCTGTCCTTCCAGCCTGCCGCCGAAATTCTGGCCGCGCGCGACAAGGACATGCCGACGCCACCCGGCGCCGGGCATGCGCTGGCCGCCATCGCCGAAGCCAAGGCCCAGCTACGCAGCATCAAGCCGCGCAACCTGGCGCCCTTCATGGCCCAGGCCTGGGGATTGTCGCCGCGTGGCGCCCGCCGCTCCGTGCTGATCGCCGCCGGCCTGGACGCAGACCGCTGGGAATCGCCTATCCATTCATTTACCGAGGAAGAGCGCATCGAGCTACGCGCCGCCACCTCTGCCGCTATCCGTGTGTACGAAAGACTGTTGAATGCAATCTAAACAAATCCTGCTGCCATCCCCGCAGCGTCACGAAGCCTTTTTGCGATCCGCCCAGTTCGCGCCCGAGCTGGCCCGCATCCCCTACAAATGGCGCAACCGTGTCATCACGGCCGCCCTGGCCAAGATGGCGTGGTCGTCCTGGTACAAAGTCTATGAGTCCGTGGCCACCGGCTTTGTGCGCGAGTTCGCTGACCTGTACGTGCCGGCCGGCGTGGACCTGTCGCAGAGCGACGCCGACATCGTGGCCACCGCCGAACGTGCGGCGGCCGGCGTGACCAAAATGCTGTGGATGGCCGTGTCCGACACGCACGCCTTGCAGATCATGGAAGACGAATGCGCCTCGTATGGCATCGAGCTGCCCGAGTTCGACGTTCTGGCCGACACCATCGCCCGCCTGGTGGACGCCCGCTGGTGGCGCCGCCAATTGCGCAAGCGCGTCAAGCGCGCCTTTGAAGCGGGCAATATCCGCCTGGGCTATGTGAACTATCGCGGCGAACCCTACGCCAGCAACGACGCCGTGCTGTCGCGCCTGGCACAAAATCGCCGCAACGCGGCAGCGCTGGCTGCCACCCTGGTGCAGAACGAGAACGGCCAGCAATTCAGCATCGCCGAGCTGGCCGAGAAGACCACCGCCAACAAGGCCATCCGGCGCGGCGAACTGATGTTGCGCATCAACGGTTTTGAGCAGATCGCCCGCGAGTGCGGCGACCAGGGCATTTTCATCACCTGGACGTGCCCGTCGCGGTTCCACGCCATGCAGCACAGCGGCAAGCCGAACGACAAGTTCGACGGCTCCACGCCGCGCGAAGCCAATGCGTATTTGGGCAAGATGACATCGCTGTGCCGTTCCGCACTGGCGCGCCGTGGCATCGGCCTGTACGGCTTTCGCATCGCCGAGCCGCATCACGATGGCTGTCCGCATTGGCATTTGCTGCTGTTCGTGCGCCCCACCGCGAAATACAAGACGGCCCACCTGCAGGACGTGGCCGGCCGCGCCATCCGCATCATGAAGCGCTACGCCTGGCGCGTGGACCGTGGCGAACCGGGCGCCTTCGCGCGCCGCCTGGACGTGAAACGCATCGACTGGGCCAAGGGCAGCGCCGCCGGCTACATCGCCAAGTACGTGGCCAAGAACATCGACGGCGTGGCCGACCACAAGACCAAGGAAGGCTATGTCGTCACGGCCGACACCGAAGGCGATGTCGAGCTGACGCCATCGGCGCGCGTCGAGTCCTGGGCCGCGTGCTGGGGCATCCGTCAATTCCAGCAATGGGGCGGCGCGCCCGTCACTGTGTGGCGCGAACTGCGCCGCATCGAGGAAAGCATGCTCAATGAAGCGCCGGCCGCCATGCGCCGCGCTTGGAATGCCGTGCAAAAGATCGACGGCGAAAAGCGCGCCTGCTGGGCCGAATACCTGCGCGCCCAGGGCGGCGCCCTGGTGCCGCGCAAGGAACTGATCGTTACGCTGGCCAAGGACGAAAAGACCGTCATCGGCCGCTACGGCGAAACGCAACGCATCACGCCCTATGGCGTGCGCTGCAGCGACCTCATCGGCGTGGTCTTCAAGTCCGTGCGCCATACGTGGACGCCGGTACAGGCCACAGGCGGGCGCGGGGTGGCTGTTGGGGTTGCCGTTCCTCGGACTCGTGTAAATAACTGTACGCACCGCGACCGCCCTGCCCCGGCCACGCCGTCGGCGGCGCCAGTGCCTGACCTGCCTGACGACGCAAAAACCGCGCTGATTGCAGCCTGGGCGGCCGTCAACGCCTGCCCATATCCCCGATTGATCGTCCCCGACAACCCACCCCAAGAAGGAAATGGCACATGAGCACCTATGCCGTGATCGTTCGCACGCAAACCGAACGCTTTGAATTTTTTGAGGTTGCCGCATCCAGCGGCGAGGTGATCGACGCCGCCATCGACCGCTACGGCGTGTGCGGCGTAACCGCCAAACTGAAAGGAGCACCGCAATGCTGAACACCTCGACCAATTCACCGCGGCAAATCGCCCTGGGCGACCGCGTGACATTCGATACCGATGAAGGCTACCAGGCCGGCACCGTCAACGACCTGCGCCGCGACGTGGGCAATGGCGAGCTGCATGCGTGGGTGGAACTGGACCACCAGTGGCCAGGCATGTTCCGCGCCGTGCCGCTGGGCGCAATCGAAGCGGTCAAGAAGGCAACCGCGCCCGTCGGGTGCCCAGCATGACTGCGGAACGCTCAGTACCGGCCGTGGCGGCCTTGTTCGTGCGCGCCAATTCCATTTACAAGACCATGCCGGCGGTTGATGCCTGGGATGCGGAACGCGACGCCCGCACCTGGCCGGGTGGTGTGCCCGTGGTAGCGCATCCGCCATGCCGCTCCTGGGGCACGCTGCGCCACCTGGCCAAGCCGCGTCCGGACGAAAAGGAACTTGCAGTATGGGCCGTCGCCCAGGTGCGCAAGTTCGGCGGCGTGCTTGAGCACCCGAAGCGCTCGACCCTCTGGCCACACTGCGGCTTGCCAGCGATCGGCGAGCGGGACAAATTTGGCGGCTGGACGCTCCCAATTTTCCAAAGCTCGTTTGGCCACCGCGCGGAAAAAGCCACCTTGCTGTACATCGTCGGCTGTGCGCCAGCTCAAATACCGGCCATGCCCATCGTCCTGGGCGACGCCTCGCATGTGATCGCCCCGTCCGGCCGCAACCGCTCCGGCGAGCGTCGCCGGAAGGGCGATCCAGGCTGGCGGCCGGAATGCGGTAAGGCAGAACGCGAGCACACGCCCGCCGAGCTGGCGCATTGGCTGGTGGCCCTGGCTCGACGCTGTGCGGTGCCCGCATGAACAGTCCATTCCTGTTCGATGGCCCGGGCGCCATTTCGTTCAGCGGCGGCCGTACCAGCGGCATGATGCTGTGGATGACGCTTCAAGCCTATGGCGGCACGCTGCCGGCTGACGTGGTGGTTTGCTTCGCCAACACCGGCAAGGAAGAGGAAGCAACCCTTGAATTCGTGCGCGACTGCGGCGAGCGCTGGGGCGTTCCCATCGTCTGGATAGAAAACCGCCCGCGCAACGAAGCGCGTGGCAAGGAGTTTGCCATCGTGGACTTCACAACGGCCAGCCGCCGCGGCGAGCCGTTCGCCAATCTGCACGACGAAAAGAAATTCCTCCCGAACCCTGTCGCGCGTTTTTGCACAGCGGAACTCAAGGTGCGCCCGATGCAGCGCTACCTGAAGTCGATAGGCCTGGTCGAGTGGACCACGTTTATCGGCATGCGCGCCGACGAGCCCGTGCGCGTGGCGCGGCTGGCGAACCAGGACTACGGCAAGCACGAGGTGAAAGAAGCGCCCCTGGCGGCCGCCGGCCTGACCGTGGCCGACGTCCGCGCGTTTTGGGCTGCACAAGATTTTGACCTGGGCCTGCCGAACATGAGCGGCAAGACGATGCACGGCAACTGCGATCTGTGCTTTCTGAAAGGCGGCAACCAGGTGTTATCCCTGATCCGCGAAAAGCCCAGCCGCGCGCTGTGGTGGATACAGCAGGAAAAGAACGCCCAGGCGTCCGGATCTGGTGCTGGCGGCTGGTTCCGCAAGGACAGGCCCAGTTACCAGGCGATGTATGACATGGCGATGAATCACGGGGAGCTGTTTCCCTTCGACGACGCTTTAACCGATTGTGGATGCACGGACTAGAAGGAGATTACGAAAATGGACCAATACAAAGAATTCTGCCGGCTGCGCGACTACCGCAAGCCTGGCGTCGAAGCGCCTCAATACACGGAGGCAGAGGCGTTTTCCTTGGCCACTGGTCAACCAGGCTGCGACGACCATTCTTCTGTGGGTTTGACCTACGTCGGCGTGCTGGACCACAGCGCCCGGCACCAATTCGAGCAGACAAGAACTATTTGATGAAGAAGGAAGGAGAAACACAGATATGAGCGACTTGGCATTGAGCGATCAAGAGGTTATCGACCTAACGCACTACCGGCGCGCGGCAGAGCAGCTCCGCGTCTTGAAGGAAATGGGCGTACCCGCCACCAGATTGCACGACAACACAGTTCGCGTGCTTCGCATGCATCTTATTCATCCCGCCACCATGCCGGCGGCCCCCGCCCCTGTAAGGAAGTCTGCCAGAAAATGAATCGTCATCGCAAAACCAATCGCGGCCTGCCGCGCCGGGTCTATCTGAAGAACGGCGCGTATCGCTACCTGGCGGCCGCGCCCATGCGTAACCCGGCCAATGGCAAAATTCAAAGCTGGATTCACCTTGCCTATGAGGCCGAGGGGGAAAGCAAGATGCTGGCAGCCCTGGCCACGCTGATGGGCAGTCCGCAACTTGTCGAAGGCTCGATGCCCCATGCCTGCGTGGAATTCAAAGAGAATAAGCTGGGCAACTACGGCAAGGACACGCAAGATGCCTACCGTCGCTATCTGGACGTGATCGCCGACGAGTTCGAAGAATTCCACGCATCCCAGGTGACAACCAAGGACTGCGCCGGCTTCTTGCGCGACAACTTCAAAAGCACGCCCAACACAGCGAAGAAGTATGCAGCACTGATGAGCAGGCTGTTCAAGTTCATCATCGGCGAGCTGGGCTTGCGCCAGGACAACCCTATCGATCAACTCGACATGTCCAGCTACAAGACCGGACGACGCGAGGTGCTGGCCACGCATGCGCAAGTGCAGGCGATACGCGAAGCCGGCATGATGAGCAAGGAACGCAAGGGCACAGGCTTGAGCATCCCGACGGCCAGCGGCCCAATGTTCGCCTGCATCATCGATATGTCCTACCTGCTGTGGGCGCGAGGCATCGATATCCGCATGCTGAAAGAATCTCAGATCGAAGATGGGCGGATCAGGATCAAGCCAAGCAAGACACAAAAAACCAGCGGCAAGGCCGTCGACATTATCGTGACGCCTGAGATTGCCGAAGTGATCTCGCGCGCCCGTGGACTGAAAATCAAGTATGGGCTGATCAGCCAATTCGTGTTTCCGACGCAAAAGGGCGGCGCGTACACCCGCTCCGGACTTAGTTCGATGTGGGATCGCGCAAAGGAGCGCATTGGCATGAAGGATGACGTCGTATTCCGCGATATCCGGGCCTTGGCGGCCACCGACGCGGCACGGCGCGGGGAGAACCGCAGCGACATTCAAAAGCGCCTGGTGCACACGTCAGGAAAGACCACGGATATCTACATCAAGGAAGTGATCGCAGATGTTTCCGAGATTCCTATGGCATTACCCTGGCTTGAGTAAAATTAGACTTTCCCAACTGACAGCCACCCTCTATTAGCACTGGATGGCTGCTTCCTCCCCATACCGTAAGATCGCCTTTTAACGGTTAAAGAGTGGAAGAGTTATGTTGGAAAAATACCATGGACATACGAATCCCATAGCCGGCAGATGAAAGCAATATCAGCGCCATGGAGATTGGCCTGGGTAATAAGACCAAAATCATCGGAAACATAAGCAGCCAAGTCTGGATTGCCCGTTAGTTGAAACACGGTCTTAAAGGCTGCTTCCCTAACCTCCTTGCTCGCCGTCTCGTCTACCGAATAGCCGACCACCAGCTTTTCATTGCTTTCAAGCCAGTCGGCATCGAAGGCAGCACTGTCTCTTAAATCTAGCACTGCATCCCAGTCACGCTCCTGCGCGAAAATTCTTTCGAAAAATACGCCGTCGTTGATCTTGCCTAAAATGTCGCTGGTTTGCATCACTTCTCCTATGAGGCAGCACATCGGGTATCCGCGGTCTGCGGCCAAAGAATACTCGACTTCATAGTTTTTAGCGATCAATAAAGCGCTCGCAAAAATGACCGCTACTGGCCGATTCTACTTGGTTGTGTCGCATCCGTCATCGCCACTTGCGGCCCCTTTGAGGGCATTCAAATTACAACTACGCTCAGCAAAAAACGGTTGTTGACGCTGCGCTGTTCCACGCATTAGCCAATCAGTTGCGCTCGTGCGTTTGTAAAATCCGCGCCATCAAGAGACTCAACAAAAACACTATGTCCCCAGAATAGTCCGCCGTCTTCATACCTAAGGTCAACGCTGGAGTCCCCAGTGATCGTTACGCTACTCAAAACGAAACGCGTTTTAAACTCAGTGGAACTGAGCATTGGATTTACTACAGTCTTGGTAGTGCCGTCGTCCTGGACCTCATCATACTCATTCCACCCAGAGTTATAGGTATCCAAGAGATCAGTTGTGATTATTTCCTTCGAAATCCGGTCGTAAGTTTCTAAAGAGCTTGCGATAATCGCGGCAAACGCCAACACATCATCGAGCGCAATATCATCCAGTTCAATTATTAGCGGGATACTGCGGCGATCGAAAAAAAGCGTCCCTACGCCCGATTCTTCACCAATTTCGAGAGTTCCTAACTGGGGATGTTGCAC